CTAATGCTAATGCCTTAATGACATGATCATAATTCCTTATACCACCATCTGCTATTATTTTAGGAAATTCGTAGTCATATTTTGGGACATCATACGGAATTGTTTTAATTGTTTTTGTTTCCTTTAATAACATTTGTTTAACTTGATAACATTCATCAATTAAACTTGCTTGTGGATAATGAATGCTCACATTTGATGTAGTAATACAGCCGCTGCCGCCTCCAACTCCTACACGAATATAATCAATAGCACATTTTCTATTTTTATCTTTATCATTATATACTGCATATCTACATATCCATTCATATGTTTTAGAATTTGCAATATTACCTGTCATAATTGTTAGTTTATATCCAAATTTTGCGGCATTACATTTAGCTATAACACAACTATCATATAAAGACTTCATGTGGCCATTTGCAATATCAACAACAACAAAATATGCTGTTCTAAAATCATCTGCCATTTGTTCGGCATTATCAATGAATAACTCTTTAAACTCCTTTAATGATAATGCTACCCAAGTTTGATCTTTTAAATGAAGCTTACGAGTTTCAAAATTAATATTTCTTGGTAAAATAGGAATTATTCCATTATTTATAAATTTATCTAAATTATCTACTCCTACTACACTAGCCATTGGTGCTGTAAAAATTGGTAACCATGTATCAGAAGTAAAAGGATTACATTCTGATCTAGACGAAATATTTGAAATTTCTGCTGGTACCAAAGTTAAATCATTATACGAATATCCTTTTATATTTTGTATCATTTTCTATATATAAAAATTTATTTAATCATATTTACCAATTTGACGAATCTGTTATACTATATGTAGAATCTTTTGTTTTTACATTAATAATATATCCAAGTCCAGTTCCTACAAAACTAACTTCTAATTGTTCATTCTTTTTTTCAACATAATCTTCCCATATCTCATTAAATCTATAATATTCAACTTTATTTAATGATGGTCCGTATTTACAATAAGATTCATAATCCTTTTTTAATTTATATGTTGGAATATCTAATTCAATATCTACATCTTCAAGTTTTTCTTCTTTATTACATCCTTCACATCTAATATACTTATCAAATATATCCCATTTATCATTTGTACGATATATAATTGAAAGTCCTCCTCCAATAGTACCAAATTTATGTCTACCTGTTTCTTTATCAACTCTACAATCTTTATGATATTTAGAAAAATTAAGATAATGTTTATATTGATTAAGTGTTAATTTAAATGCTTCTTTATGAAATGAATACATTTTTTCAAGATAATCATCTTTATAATTTTCTAATGTATCATTATTCACATAATCATATTTATTTGTATTCATATATTCAATTTTACTATTTATATCTTTAAATATTAAAAGGGTATTTCTTCTTTTTCAAATTCGTTAAATTGTATTGTTAATGATTCGTTTTTATCTTTAATATCCTTCTTTTCTTCTTGTGGTAATAGATAAGAGAACAACTGATCTCTCATTTGATTAGTATTTTCTTGCTTACGCATGAACCTATCATTAGATTGATCCAACTCACTATAATTAAAATAATCAAATTCTTTATGAATTATATCAGGTAATTCGTTAATAATATCTTCTAACTTAACCTTCTCATTATGTTCAAATTCAGGAACAACTTCTTCCTCTTCTTCAACATTATCATCGTCCTTCATATCATCCATAAGTTCTTGTAAGAAGAATGTTTGAGTATTCCAATCTCCATAGATATTATTAAGTTGTTGTTTTGTTTTCCAGATTAATTCAAATGGTTGGATTGTTATAATACCATTCTTTGGTCTAGAATGTACAATAACAATATCCCAATATTCTTTTACTAACTCAAACATTGTCTCTGCATATTGTAAGTCATCAACAATAACATTCTTAATTGAATTACACCATTTACAAGTCCATTCAGCCAAGAAAACTTCTATTTCTCTTTTAGATACTTGTGGATTTTCTTTTGCCCATTTTTGTGAATCTTTAACAAATTTCAAAACAGGGAAATCCAATCTTTTCTTTTTTCTTGATGATTCAATACTTACAAACCTTTGTATTCTTTTAAGTTTTGTAAAATTAAGTCTGTTATTCTTATAATCTATACAATACTCATAAATATCTGAAATAGTATCACAATCATAATGTTTATAAAGACTTAATATAATTGGTACATGTTTTTCCAATATCTCAATATCTTCAACATATAAATCATTTTCTTGTCTTATTTTAACATTTTCATCATCCTTGTTTTTAAATATAGAATAATTACCTCTAAGTAATTCTCTATACATATCTATATTACCATCTGTGATATGATTTAATAATGTACGAACTTTAATTGTGTCTTGATTGAACTTAATATTCCTACAAGATTTCATGAATTCATCTACATCTTCTTTGATTCCTTCATCAACTTCCTTATCACTAGTCAAACATTTAACATCATATCCATAATAACGCATTCCTTCCATCATAACATCTAATTGCTTAGAATAATCAGAATAACGCTCTTCAAATATCTTCAACTTATATGTTGTCTCATCAATATAATACTTACAATCATTCTCATCATATTTAAGATATTTATTTGCACTTAACAATGAACTAATCAATGGATTGTATTTTGATTCTTCCTCATTACGTTCCAACATATCATTACATGTCTTAACCAAGTCTCTTGCAAACATCAAGTCCTTTTGATTGAAATTCAAATCCAATGGTTGTGTATAGTAATAATTAATTGGAGTCCCGTTATTGTCATGTAATGGTAAATATATCTTGATATACAAATCATTATTTCTTAACCTATTTGCAAACTGTTCAATATCTTGTGGAATCCAAGTTTCATTAAAATAAACAGAAAACGGTAACCTATCACAGATATCCACACCTACAGAAAGATATGTAGAGCAAAATACTATATCATTATCTCCAACAGTCTTATTAACATTTATATTATCCATTGACTCTTCACCATATTGTGACTTCTTATAATAGAATGCCTTAATTGGTCTTGTATAGTTTCTCTCATTCAATATCTTACTAATGATACCTGTTACTTGATCAAAATAAAGGTTACCATTATTAGTTGGAAATAATATCTTCCTATTCTCTTGAATATCTGTTGCCATTGAATTACACATATCAAGTAATTGTTCTGTTGATGAAGGAACTAAATTGACAATACACTCTTTAATACGGACATCTTCTTTCTTTACTTTGATATGTTTAATATTTGGAAAGAACAACATTTCTCCTGTTGGTGTACCTGTCATCATGATAATCTTGGCTTTACAATTCGCCAATCTCTGAATACATGGACCCATAACATCTCTATAAGAACTTGTAAATAAAAGATGTGACTCATCGATAACTATATATTCAAACTTAGCTGTATCTAACTCAAATACATTCAATCTTGAGAACTTGTCAATAGTCATACTCATATTCTGACTACCGAGAATATCAACCAATGTAGGTCGTTTGTTACCATAATAATACAACCAATCAGAAGTCTTCTCATCTGCCTCAACCTTTGCTTTAATGGTTGATGTAAATGGTAAGATTAATAATGTCTTGGCTTTTAAAGACTTGATCATCTCTGTCTTACCATATCCTGCACCAGCTTCTAAAAGTGTAATATGATCCAAATTCTTTATAATATCATCTTTAATATCACTTAAATACTGATCTTTACGAAGATATAATGTTGTTTGATTTGACTTACTATTCAATATCTTTATTGGATCTGTCTTAGTTGAAGCATTTGTTATCTCTTCTTTAAGTTCTTCAATTTTTTCATTTTCATTATTATCTTTAACTTTAATATTAAATCCATGATAATTATTCAACTCATTAACAGCCCACACGCTTATTGGCTTATTATGAATAGCTGCAGTCTTAATGTCTCCCTTTAACTCTCGTGGGCTTGTATCTTTACATATGTTAACCAATATATTAAAGGCTTTTTGTTCACCAAAAATCGATGTCAAAGTATTTGCAAGCTGCCAACGTTGAGCATGCTTATAGTGTTTTTTCCCTTTTGATTTAGAAATATCATACTCATTTACATTATCAATATTAGATATCTCTATATTTTGTTTATTATTAAAATTATCATTAATGAACCACTCTAATTTAGAGAAAACCTGAACCAAATCAGGATGACTAATCCAATTAATACTTTCAATACCTGTATTAAATGCACTTTCAAAATTTACATCCAAACGTACATCATTGAAATTTGTACTCATTAATGCATCATCAGATGATATGAAAATACCCTGTTGAGGCTTAGCCATGGCCATATCCATATATTCAAATATATTCTCTTTAGTATATCCATATTTTTCCATATACTTAGATAATATAATATAAACATATGAATATTTATGCCTAAAATTACAAAGATATTCTACTTTACGATTTTTGAACTCTACTGATATTGGTGTAATCTTTGTCCATACATGTAATGATTTCTTTGATGCTGACTTACAAACTCCAATAAACCAATGGAACTTACTTAACTCATCAAACAAGTCATATTTAAGTCCATCTGCTATTCTCTCATCCTTAATATCAAGGTCAATAATTTGTAAGCCATTCCATATTTGAAATGACACATCACCAATAGGACGATTATTTCCAGAAGTTGAATATACTACTTTACGATTAGTTTTCTCTACTTTTGAATATTCCTCATCATATAACAAATCATAGATTTGTTTCCAGTTCCAAACAATACCTGCTTTTTCATAAATACTATTCAATACCAAACATTCTATCATCTGTAATTGATCTTCAAAGAATGCTTGTTGTTCTTCTGCGGTACATTTAGAATATAATACATTAGAATATTTATTTAGCTCTATATTACTTTCAATTTCATTATAATCTTTACTAATACAACTAAATGATTCAAGAATATCAGTCAATGATTGTTT